TAACCGTGCAAGCGAAGGATTTAGTCCTACTTGGTATCCGCACTTATACAGATTAAAATTAAAACAAATTATTGATAGTCAAGAATTTAAAGAAATACTTGATTTACCAGCTGATGCTGATAACGACAACGGCGATACTCTTAGAGATATGCTTTCAACATATGAACGTGAAATGCAAATTAACGATGCTGTTATAAATCAAGCAGAAGCAGATGCAGCTAAATCAGGATATGATACAAGTCATTATTATAATTTAGAAGTTAAATCGGATCCAACAACCGGTAGTGATGTACAAATTACAAAGGTAGATGGAGAATCAGTAACAGTTCCACCGTCTAAGATCGGATATAGTGGATATTTGCTAGGTGACGATTTAGCACCCAACGGAGAAACATTTGGACACGGAATACAATTTCCTGTGACAGCGACCGAAGGCGACTATTTTTTAAGAACAGACTTTATGCCTAAACGTTTGTTTAGATATAACGGAACAAGTTGGATTAAAATGCACGATGTAGAACGTATGACTATGACAAATACAGATACTAGAATGACTCAAAAAGGTACGTTTATTAATAACGACAACTATGTATACAATGAAAAAGTTGCAAGCCAAAGTGTTGTTCTTACAGAAGGCGATATTGTAATTACAACATCATTGGCATTCCCAATTGATGCGCTATATCTAGAATTAAAATATGATATATACAGAAAAAATTATGTAATTGCTAATAGCGAAGGACTAATTACTGCTAATAGCGATAATACAATTTTAATTACACTTCCTGAAATTGCAGGAGTACAAGACACTATTGAATACGATGGTCAATGGACTATTAACTTCTACAACAACAGAGTAGCAGAACGTCAAGGACTTTCTAAAGCACTAAGACCTAAGGCAGACAACTAATGCAACATTTTTATGACGGACAGGTTAGAAGATATCTTACACAATTAGTAAGAATGTTTAGCGGATTTAAATATCAAGACGGTAAAAGCCAACAAGTTACTGTGCCTGTTATGTATGGAGATATTACTAGACAAGTAGGTAGTATTCTTAGAGACAACTCAGAAAACAAAATACCTAGCGCACCTAGAATGGGTGTATATATAACCGGTTTAGAAATGGATAGAACTCGTACAAGTGATTCGTCATATGTAAACAAAGTTAACATTAGAGAACGTGCATTTGACGAAAACAATAACGAATACTTAAACATAGAAGGCAAAAACTACACTGTAGAACGTTTAATGCCAACTCCATATAACTTAACTGTTAATGTAGATATTTGGACTACTAACACAGATCAAAAATTACAAATTGTTGAGCAAATACTTACATTGTTTAATCCAAGTTTAGAAATACAAACAACAGACAACTATTTAGACTGGACTAGTTTAAGTGTTGTAAACTTAGAAAGTATTAGTTGGAGTTCAAGAAGCATTCCTACTGGAACAGATAGCGATATTGATGTTGCTACACTAACCTTCCAAACTCCAATTTATATTAGTCCGCCTGCAAAAGTCAAACGTTTAGGTGTTATTACAGAAGTTATTACTAAAGTTTTTGAAGATACACCAGTAGTAGGTCTTGATACAGAATCAAATCTAAGAACAAATATATTTGTTGCACCTAGTGGCGAAGTTGCTCGTACTAAGACTGACAAACGTTGGCAGGATTCTTTAGGTCAATTAAATGTTAAAGCAAATGCATATCAAGATGCAGAATTACTTATTTTAAATAATACAGCAAAATTAGTTAAAAATGGTGTAGTAGGAGGGTTTGAATGGCCTGCGTATGTCAAGGCATTCCCGTCAACATTTGAAGCCGGAATTACTGCTATTAGACTAAGTCGTGCAGATTGGGAATATGATATTATTGGCAGAATCGCTATTAATCCTACTGACGAAACAGAAGCAATTATTGACTGGGACGATGATACAATTCCTACCGATACTGTAATTGGCAGTTCGTTAGGAGAGCGTAGTAAAATTGATTACATTATAGACCCTACTAAATCAAATCCTCAATCGTTTGGATTATCTAGCAATCCTAGAATTTTATTACTAGGACCAATTGGTGACGAAAGAAATGCCGACGGTGCAGATGCTTGGAAAAACTTAGACGGCACAGATTTTGTAGCAAGTGAAAATGACATTGTAGAATGGAATGGATCTAGCTGGGAAATTGTTTTTGATGCAGACGTTGACGTAAGCATTTACGGAACAGTGTACACAACTAACCTTAACACAGGTGTTCAATACAAATTTGACCAGGGCGAATGGATATTATCGTTTGAAGGTGAATATCCAAACGGTACTTGGGCTTTAGATTTCTAACATAATTACTTGTATGAGCAAGCAAATTATTTGTAGTGGAGCACTACTCTATTCTCTCGATACTAAGCGTTTCTTATTTTTACATAGAGCAAATGGTAAGAATAAAGACGTTTGGGGTCTAGTAGGTGGCACTAACGAAGGAGAGGAAACTCCTTGGGAAGGCTTAAAACGTGAAATCTTTGAAGAGATTGGCGAAGTAGCAATTAAGAAAACTATTCCTTTAGAAACTTTTGTGTCTAATGATACTAAGTTTCACTTCCATACATATCTATGTGTAATAGACAAAGAATTCCTCCCAAATCTTAACGACGAGCATAACGGATATGCTTGGGTAGAATTTGGCAACTGGCCAAAGCCGCTACATTTTGGACTTCAAAATACTTTAAACAAAAAAGTTAATTTATCTAAATTAAAAACTGTTTTTGAAGTTATAGATTTACTTGACTAAACAAGTTAAAGGTAGTATAATACTATTATGAAAGTTCTAGTAATTGGCGATGTAATAACTGACAAATATATTTATGGAACAAGCACACGTTTGAGTCCAGAAGCTCCTGTACCGGTTGTAAATCTAGCAGACGTTAAGATTTCACAAGGAGGTGCAGGTTTAGTATTTAAAAACTTAAAAAGTTTAGGCGTTGATGTTAAAATGCTTAATCTATCAAATCCTTCAAGTGTAAAAACTCGTGTAATTTGTGACGGGCATTATATTACAAGAATTGATGAAGATTACATTACTGACGGTCAAGAGGCACTTAAATCTATATTAGAAAAAGACTTTAGTGAATATGAATATGTTATCCTAAGCGATTATAACAAAGGCGTATTAGAACATTCAACTAATATTATTGCACACCTTAATAGTTTTGGTTGTAAAGTAATTGTAGATCCTAAGCGCCACGCAAGTTGCTATGAAGGTGCTTGGTTAGTTAAACCTAATGGTTCAGAATTTGAAGGCTTAGGATTTACAAAATGGCTTGGTAATATCATTACTACAAATGCATCTAAGCCTGTTATAGCAGAAATTGACAAAGAATATTATACTGTATCAGTAGAACCTGTAGAAGTGTCAGATGTTACAGGAGCAGGAGATTGCTTCTTAGCAGCATTTGTTTATGCACTTACTAAAGGATACGATTATCAAAAAGCATTAGAAATTGCAGTTAGCGGATCAACACAATCAGTAAAGCACGTAGGTACATATATTTTAACAGAAAAAGATTTGCAGCAAAAAGTTATTTTTACTAATGGTTGCTTTGATGTACTGCACAAAGGACACCTTACATTGCTAAAAGAAGCTCGGATGCTAGGTGATAAATTAATTGTAGGTCTTAACAGCGATGACAGCGTAAAGCGTTTAAAAGGCGCTCTAAGACCGTTTAACAACGTTGAAACACGTATGGAACAGTTACTATTAATTCCGTATGTAGACGAAGTTATTGTTTTTGATAACGACACTCCATATGAATTAATTCAAAATTTAAAACCAGACCTAATTGTTAAAGGTGGTGATTATACTGTAGAAGAAATTGTAGGACACGACTTAGCACCTGTGCATATTGTGCCTACAGTAGAAGGATACAGCACAACAAGAATTTTAGAGGCACAAGAATGAAAATTTTAATTACAGGACACAAAGGATTTATTGGTCAAAATTTAACCTTTTATCTTCAAAACGATCACGAGTTATTTGGCTACGATTGGCAAGAAGAACATTTGCCAGAAGTTGAAGGATTTGATTGGGTAATTCACGTTGGTGCTATTTCAAACACAGCAGAACGAGATGTTGATAAAGTAATGCTACAAAATTACGAGTTTAGTAAGTGGTTATACAATCAGTGTAATACAAAAGGTGTAAATTTTCAATATGCTTCTAGTGCAAGCGTATACGGTCCTTATGAAAAGTTTAATGAAGACGATCCTAAACTACCACAATCGCCATATGCCTGGAGCAAGTATTTGTTTGACCGCTGGGTTTGGCAGCAACAACATAATGTTGTAATTCAAGGATTCCGTTATTTTAATGTATATGGTCCGTTAGAAGATCATAAAGGAGACCAAGCAAGTCCATTAACAAAATTTATTAAACAAGCAAAAGAAACAGGTACTATTGCATTGTTTGAAAACAGTGACAAGTATGAAAGAGATTTTGTGTTTGTAGGTGATGTATGTGAAGCACACAAACAACTACTTGAAAACAAAGAACCTGGATTGTATAACATTGGTACAGGTAAAACAGAAAGTTTTCAAAAAGTTGCAGAACTAATTGCAAAAACATATAATGCAGAAATTAAATATGTTCCAATGCCTGAGCATTTAAAATCGCAGTATCAAGAATATACTTGTGCAGATATAGAAAAATTAAGTAAAGTTACAAGCATTAACTTTGCAACAGTAGAGGAATACGTAAATGGAACAGCAGCCAACTAGAAAATCAGGTGTAGACCAAAAAGGATGGGGCTACGAAATGATATGGGCAACTAATGACAAATACTGTGGAAAGATTATGGTCTTCACAAGAGAAATGGCACAAACTAGTATGCATTTCCATAGAGAAAAAGATGAGACTTGGTTTGTTAACAGTGGCAAATTTAAAGTGAAATGGATTGATACGAAAGATTCTAAATTATATGAGCAAGAACTTGCAGAAGGATCTACTTGGCATAATCCGCCATTACAACCGCATCAACTTATTTGTTTAACTAAAGAAGGAAGTGTAACAGAAGTAAGTACTCCGGATAGTGTTGAAGATAATTATAGAATTGGTCCAGGAGATTCTCAAAAATTAGCTGAGGAATCAAATGGAAATTAAAGATCATTTTGCCGTTCCTATATTGCATTATTACATTCCGCAAGAATTAGCTGACGAACTTGAAGTGCGACTAACTCCAGAGTTAAACAAGTTAGAACATAACGGTGATGAATACGATTACCGTAGATCAGATTTTTGGGAAACTAAAATTTTATATCACGAACTTGCGCCCGAATTAACTGACGAGTGGACCAAGTGCATTGCACATTACAAAGAAGCAACTAGTATACAGACCGGCGAAGGATTGCATTATTGGACGCAAGACTACAAGGACGACGAAGGCCACGATATGCACGGTCACGGAATTGACGGTATTAGCGGAATTTATTGGCTACGTGCAAATGAAAACGCTGGATATATTCGTATGTATAATCCTAATACTGTTGCAGAATATGTACAACACGATGATCCAAATAAACCTTACTTTCAAGCCCAGTTAGATATTAAAGCAGAAAAAGGCAAATTGATTTTATTCCCGTCTTATTTAAAACACAAGGTTATAACTAAACGCAAAGATGTTATTAGAACAACTATTGCATTTAATGTAGGATTATAAATGTCTTATAATATGTGGGGCAATGCTCCTAAAAAACAACCAACACAAAGTCAAATTAATTGGAGCAATACTCCAAAGCCTGAAGAAATTCCATACTATGATACCGTACACAACATTGCACCTAAAGTTGTTGTAGGGTTAGATCGTGACGGTGTAATTAATGTTGACAAAGGAACATATACATATCGTGTTGAAGACTTTGAACCTATTCCAGGTAGTTTAGAAGCAGTTGCAAAAATTAGACGTCTTGGGCATAAAATTGCAATAATTACAAACCAGGGCGGTATTGCAAAAGGAATTTATACACCTGACGATGTAGAACGTGTACACGACTATATGTTTCAACTATTAGGAGAAGCAGGATGTGCTAGTATTGATGCGCTATATTATAGTGAGTCAAGTTTGCGAGCAGACAATTACGCTAAACCTAACACAGGTATGTTTAAACGTTGCGAAGACGAAATGCCTTTTATTAAATTTTCAAAAGGCTTTTTTGTAGGTGACAAAATTAGTGATCTAAAGGCTGCATTTAAAATGGGTGCAAAACCTGTGTTAGTGCTTACTGGACACGGTAAAGAAACACTAAAAGAATTAAATAAATTTTCTAATCAAAAAATAAAGAAAAAGACCATCGTTTTTGATGATCTTTCTCAGTTTGCAGATTATTTAGATCGTTAATCTTCTAAAATTCTAAAGTTAGCACTAATAGAAGATCTAACAGTATCACTTTTATTCCAAGTAACATAATGTTCTAGTGTGCTAGGAAACATAACAATATCTCCATCTTCTAAAAACGGATTATGTCTTTTAGTCCATCTTTCAGGTTCATTAAATAAATGCATATTACCAGGACTAAAAGGTTCTGACCCTCCATCATAAAAGATAAACTGTCCGTACTTGCCGCTGTTTTCAACTGTATTTTCTCCAGGCAGATCTAACATATATGCACAGCTAATAATGTTGTTATCTCCGCTGTGTGCGTGTATCTCTTGATGCTGTCCTTTATGATATCTATTTGCCCAAGCATACGAATGTATCTTATTATGAAATTCTTGTTTTAAACCAATTTCTTGTATGTATGGTCCTAGTACGCCTTGTATATTTTCGTAAAATAAATGCCAAGGTAATTTTTGATTAAGATCTTCGTGATGAATTGTAGTGTCGCAATCACAATCCCATTTATCTGATTTTCCAAATGCTTCTGGATCATTTAAATGAGGCATAAATGCTTCTTTAATTTTTTCGTGATTAGGCATTTTAGTTTTTAAAATTAAACTACCAAATACTAATTCAAACATTTTCTACCTTTACTAATTTTCCTAATTCTGGCAAATATAAGTATTCAATATCACTTTTTCCTAAAGTATAAAATGCATTTTCTAATGTTTCAACTAACGGATCTCCACCTAAGTTAAAACTTGTATTGAATACAATAGGACATCCTGTTTTATTTTTAAATGCTTTAATTAATTTATAATAATTAGGATTTTGTTCTTCATTTACTGTTTGAATTCGACACGTTCCGTCTACGTGAATAATAGCAGGAATCTTTTCTTCAATACCAGGTTGACAGTTTACAGCATACATCATTGTAGGAGAAGATTTCATACCTCGTAGGTCAAACCATTCGTGTACATCTTCTTCTAAGATACTACCTGCAAACGGACGGAAATATTCTCGACGCTTAACAGTATTAACAAA